TTCATCAAGATCAAAAAGAAAAGGCAAGTCCGACTTTCCATCGGTAACTTGCCATAATTATTGTCTAAAATTGGTGGAGCTGAGGGGACTTGAACCCCTGACCCCTTGAATGCCATTCAGTTACTTTCCTGATTTCAAAGATTTTCCCCTCTTCTCCCTAATTTTCCCAAAAGCCTAATAAATGCTTGACAAACAATGAGTTATTTGCAAGAATCTTCCTTGAAAACAGGGTTTGATTGCAAAAATTCCCCCGAGAATTCCCGCGAAAAGGTGGGATAAAAGTGGGACAGGCCAGACCAAAGGATTTCTGAGGGATCATTTCCCAGGTGGGACAGAATGAGGTGGGACAAATGGCAAAATGGAAAAGCGCCGGTAAGGGGGTCAGGTTCAGAGAGCATGAAACCCGGAATTTTAAGGGTCAGCCTGACAAATATTTCACCATCCGCTTTAAGGTTGACGGGAAACTTGTGGAAGAGGGCCTTGGCTGGGCTTCCGCGGGCTGGAATGTCACTAAGGCCGTAACAGAGCGGGAGAAATTGCGCCAGGCTAACCGGACGGGTGAAGGCGCAGTAACTCTGCGGGAGCGGCGGCAATTGGCCAAAGAGAAACGCCAGGCGAAGACTGAAGAGGAAGAACGCCAGAAAAGGGAGTCCCTGACCATCTCGGAATTTTTTGAAGGGCGCTATCTCACCTGGGCCAGGGAGCATAAAAAAACCTGGATAGATGATTTCCACCATTACCATAAACACCTGAAGCCCCGATTTGGCGCGAAGCCTTTTGGCTCTATTTCCTCCTTTGACATTGAGAAAATGAAGCTGGAATTGAAGAAGGGGACCAGTAAACAGGGTAAGCCCTACTCTCAGGCCACCATCAAGCATCAATTGGTGCTTCTCAAGAGGTTGTATAACCTGGCCAAGAAGTGGGGGGTATATGAAGGCGCAAACCCCATGGACCGGGTAGAGGTCCCCAAGCTGGATAACCAAAAAACTGAATTTCTCACGAATGAGGAACTACGCCGGTTACTGGACATTTTGGAAAACTGGCCTCGTAAGGACACCGTGGCCTTCATCAAATTCGCCCTGTTCACCGGCCTGAGACGGGGCGAACTCTTCAAGTTGACCTGGGATGATGCGGATTTCGAGAGGGGTTTGATTACCTTGCGGGAACCCAAGGGCGGAAAGACTCAGACCATTCCCGTTAGCCTCCCGGCCCTGGCCGTGCTCAAGAGCTTGGAAGTAACTTCGTCTTTTGTCTTCCCTGGCAAGGGAGGCCAGCAAAGAACGGACTTCAAAGGCCCTTGGCTTAGAATCCGCAAGGCAGCCGGATTGCCGGAGAATTTTCGCTTCCACGGTCTGCGTCACAACTTTGCTTCGACTCTGGTTAGCAACGGGGTTGACCTGCTGGTAGTGCAAAAATTACTAACCCACAAAGATAGCCGGACGACTCTGAGATATTCCCACCTATCGCCGGGGGTCCTGCGGGAAGCGGCCCTAAATAGCGGGGAACTGCTCACACCTAAAATCAAAGAAGAGGTGATCCCCATAAAGGCTTAGTATCTCCCCTCCACCTACCCCTGGAATCTTACGGCCCGGCGTTCCCCACGTCCGGGCCTTTAAAATTTTTTTCGATTTTATTGCCCGTTGCAAGCAAGCATGGTGCAAGCATTGAATCTTTCGTTACTTTCCGGCCTGTATAGGTAACATTCTTTGTCAAGTAACTCATTGATATAATTGCTAAATCTTCTTGACATTGATTTTCGGGGGCTTTAGAATAGGGGAGAAGAAAATCGATTGAGGGGGTCAGGGAGATGCCAAGGACAAATACCGTGGAGGAGATTTTACAGAAGCCGTTTCTTACCGAAAACGACTTGGAGCGGCTGGGGCTTCGGTCCAGGAAGACCAGTCAAAATCTTAGAAGCCGGGGAGAGGACCCGTTGCCTTTTGTCAGGATCGGAAAATCGGTCAGGTATCCGGCAAGTTCAGTTTGGGCCTATCTTAGGAAACATAAGGTGGTGCCGGAGTCCAAATGAGTCCCGCCGCCGATCGTTTGTTTCTTTCATCGGTTTTCGAGCGGGCGAAGGAACTCAATCTTTCTCCCAGCAAGCGGCTCGTTCTATGTGCCCTCTTCCGATACCTGGGGGGGAAGGATTTTTGCTTCCCTTCTCAGCAGAACCTTGCTGAGGACACCGGCATTTGCCTGCGGCGAGTCAAGGAAATTTTGACGGAATTGGCAAAGGATGGGGTCATTGAGATTACCCGACGCCGAAAGACAGGACGAAAACATGGCAACAATGCCAATGAATACCGACTCGCCAAAAGTGCATTCTTGAACAAAACCAAAAGTGCACTTCGAGACAGTCAAAAGTGCAGTATTGAACAACCCAAAAGTGCACTTTCGGACAGTCAAAAGTGCAATATTGAGCACGCAAAAACCCAGGAGAATCAGGCCAGCTGTAAGCGAGCTGGTGCGGAATATGTCAAAGGAATATATAAAGAGAATATGTCAATCAATCAGTCAGGGACGGACGGAATGACAGACGAAAAAAACAAAAAAATTTCCGGCAAAAAACCAGCATTGAAAAAACCAGCCTTGGATGAAATTGTTTTAGAAGTTCTTCCACGGGGCGAGAGTAAGAGTAGAAAGGCCGGGTTTTTGCCCTGGAAAGCGCAAATTAATAATTTCGCCCCGCCGCCCGGCGCGCCGCCGCGCCTTACCTCTGAACAGATTAAAGCACTTTTCGGCGGCCCGGTTCCCCGGCCTGTGAATCTTTTAGGGGATTGCCCTGAAGGGGAAATTCTTGCTTCTCTTGTTCCTCCCTTTAAGAAAGGGCCTGAAGCCTTCATAGAGGTCATTGGCTTCAATCCCGATATACCGCAACCTGAATGGTTCGAAAAGGCACTGAAAGAATTTTCTGAACTGGTTTTCAAGATTCATTGGAACTGGAAATCTTCCCCGCCTGGTGCCCCGTTCCGCCGCCTTTTCTATCGGGCCGGGCGCTCCGGCCTGCTATATGATTTCGGCTTCCGCCCACTCAGCCCTGAGCAACAGGAAGCGCGGCGGCGCGAACTGGAGCGCCAGGAAGAAGAAGCGGCTGAGGCCGCCCGGTTTAGAGAAGAAGAACGCCGCCGCTTTGCCGAAAAAGAAGCCAAGTTAAAAGAGTTCATCAAACGGCCCGTTGTCAGGGATTATCTTTCATTCCTGGGCTTCCCCCCGAAAGACTATGCCGGGATAAGGGATCATCTCCGCGAGATTGCCGCCCGGCTCAACGGGCGGGCAACGTTAAACGCGGTTGAACAGTTTATGCGGGAGAAGCTCCAAAACGAGGGCTATTAATGCAAGGACATAGGGGAGAAATAAGGTAACATCCTGTAATCGCTTGCAAAAGAAAAATATAATGGAGGTGGGGGGGTATGGCCGCTAACCGGAAGTTGTCAGTGCAAGATGTGCAGTTCATCAGGCTTACAAGGGAATTTCTTTCAACCCGCGACCTGGCCGCTAATTTTGGTGTCTCTGTACAGACTATTAACGATGTGGTGGCCGGAAGAACTTGGCGGCATGTTGAATTACCAAGCTTTCCGCCGCGGTCTTTAGCTGAAGCCAAACAGGAAGGGCGGGAGGTGATCCAAAAAGCTTTGAACATGCTCTTGAAAATCCGGGCTGACTGCATTGAACGCAGAATACCTGAACCCCCCTCACTGGATCAGGCAGTAAAGCTGATACGGTTTTGTGAGACGAGGGCGGGGGCGGGGGATACGAAACATTAGTAAAGTACCCCGTGGGGGCGGGAGGTGATAAGCATCACTGAGAGATTCCAGACTGGCCTAAAGAAACGAGAAGGCAAGAACCTTGTAACACCTGGAAACCCACGTCTCAAGGGGCCGTAGGCCGTCTGGCCAGGGTAGGGTGATAGAGTAAGGACCGCCAGGATACGGTTAGAATAGGGGCTGAATATCAGTGCCGCTCTTTTCCCAGAAAAAAGGGTCTTCTTTTCAAGGCTCATTTTGGTATCAACTGATTGTGATTCAGGTGGTCTAATTAACTAATATCATGCAAAATCAGTTAGATAATATGCTTTTATTGAAGGACGCCAGGTTGTTTCCCACCATAGTCCCACTTTTTTCTTGACAAGGGTACAGCCATAGCGTAACTTTCGTGAATCATAGCGCGGGAGCGCGGCAAGCTCAACAGGCAACCTCTACACCTTCCTTGGCTGTCTGTCACAGAGTCTCCGATTAGGGCTCACATCGCCCGAAATCCCCATTAAGTTTTCATCATTGCCACAGTGCAACTTTGCATTTGTGGAGGGGTTTCGAGGTGTCTTGTGGGCCGGTTAAAATGGTCTGAACGCAATCCAGATTACTTAGACAGTGATGGTTTGCCGGTTTATGACCGGAAGGCCAAGGTCCGTATTTGGTCAGAAAAGATTCGGGCTGAATACTTCCCCGCCCGGAAACCTACCCAGACTCAACGCCTGCAAATCGCCGCCGCCGTTGTGCTTATCCTGGAGCTATCATACGCCCATGAGGGCTTCACGTCCGGCCAGTCTCTACCAAAAGATTATCTCCCTAAGCTCCACGCCCTGAGACATATCCTGGCGGGCTTCCGGCCCAAGACCCCAAGGGGCAAGACCGGCCAGGCGGCTAAAGATGCTGGTATGGGCCTGGCCGCTATCCTGGGGGGCGAAGCATGACCTATCAGCCCCTCTTCCCCGGCTTCCCTGGCAGCGCTCCCCAAGGTTTCCAGCCCGGCAACCCTGGCGGTCCTGGCCGCGGCAACAAGCGGAATCAGGACGCCGAGATTTTGGAGTCTTGGAACGCCCCCGGCGCTTGTGGGTTTTGGAACTGGGTTGCAGACGTTCAGCCTTGTGTCCTGCAACGCGATAACCGCTATGCGCCTTGGGAGCCTACCCAAGAGCAAACCCAGGCCATTGATGAAATCCTGGAGGTTGACGGGAACGGGCGGTTCCTTCACTCTCTATCCCTGCTTATTGAGCCGCGCCGCCATGGGAAAAGCACGGCCTTTGCACTGGTGGTCTTATGGCTCACGACTTCCCGCCACAATCACGTTTGCCAGTTACTCGGAAACACGGCGGATCATTCCCGCCGCACTCAGTTCAGGACATTGAAGCGGATCATCGCCAACACCCCGCGGCTGGCCCGGCTGATTCAACCTGAATTTATCTTTACCCAGGAAATCACCTTCCCACCTTTGCAATCGGCTATTCAGCTTGGCGAAGGGTTGAGCCTATCATCGGCCTTCGGGGACCGGCTTAATTGCCTCTGGGTTTCCGACTTCCACGCTTGCCCCGATCCTGGCCCCTTCAACGCTTTGCAGGCCAGCTTGTTAGATTCCCAGGATAGTTTGATCCTGATTGACGCGAACGTTGACCCCACGGATGGCCACGTTCACGGCCTGCAAAAGGAAGCGGCAAGTGACCCCACGATTTACGCCCGCCATACCCATTATCGCGACCTGGCCGAATTCGAAGCCCAGGCCCCAAGCTGGATTGACCGGCAAAAGGCCCGGAGACTTCAACGGACGGCGCTTCCCGCCGACTTCAAACGGGATATTTTGGGCCAAAGGTCAGACGCCAAGAACGCCCTCTTCCCCACGGAATTTATCAAGGCGGCCCGCTCCCCGTACAAGATACCCGTGGCCGATCTGAAGGAGCTTGTCAAAGGTCGGGCTTACAAGGTGGGCGGGGGCTTAGACAGGGCCAAGTCCCTATCACCTCTGGCCGGGGGCGATTCGACCGTCTGGACGGTTTTGGCCAAGGTTGCTTCCCCGGAGCACGGCGAGCCGGAATTTTACATCTTGAATCAAGTGATCTTCACCCTCAACACCTCTCGGGCCATCAAAAAGGCGATCCTGCAAGATCACGAGCGTTACCACCTGGACGCTGTGACCCTGGAAAATTACGAAGTTACGGACCTGGCCCCATGGCTGGCGGACGTGGGGATTCCCCATGAAATCGTTACCGCCTCAGAAAAAATGCAAAATTCCGCTTTCCCCGAAATGGCCCGGATTTTCAGGGAAGAGCGGTTTCACTTTTCCAAGGACCTGAAGGTTTTTGAATCTGAACTCAAGGCTTTCGTGTACCAGGCGGGCCGGGCGGGGAAGTATTCTTTCGGGGCGGCCACCAGCAAAGCCCATGACGACACGGTTTATTCCGCCTGTCATGCTATTTGGTCTTTGCGGGAAGCGGTCCTGAACCTCTACGTCCTGGGAAATATCCAGTGCAAGAACAAATCCCCCCGCCGTCATATCTGCTACCTCATGGGCGGGACAAAGCAGCTTCTTTGCGCCGATTATTGCCAGGCCCACAGGCAAGTTGAAGTCATGTTTCAAGAATACCGCAAAGTCCGGTTAGACGATGAAATAACCCTACCGGAGTTCTTTGAAACCCGCGTGAAACTTGAAGGGGCCAGGATTTCCCAGGCTGCATAAGGAAACAATTATGCTTTTTCAAAGCCAAGTCCCGATTATTTTTAGCCGACTGAACCTACAGGCCGACAGCGCCACTTCTTTAGCGCGCAAGACAGAGACGGCCAAGCGGCTTGACTTGTACCATGACGCCCAGCTTGACCACCTTGAAACCAGGCTGAATGAGCTGTTTAGCGATCCCTCCAGCATGGTCAAAACCTGCCTGAACGTGGTCAAGAAGGTGGTCAACAACCTGGCCCAGGTTTACCGGGAAAGCCCCACCCGACTTATTGACGGGACCGACAGCGATAAGGCGCTATACGCCGGGATTGTTGAGGGCATGGCATTAGATGTGCGCCTGAAGCAGGCGTCCAGGTATTGCAAGCTTTTAAAGAGCATTCTCCTTCGCCCGGTTTGGCGAAACGAGCGGCTGGACCTGGACATATTGACCGGCAATATCCTGGACGTGGAAACCGGGGAAAGCCCGGAAATCCTCTCTAAAGTCCTGGTTACAGATTTTGGCATTTCCGACAAGATTGAGGAAGTCGAATACTCGTTATGGACGCCTGAAAGCTGGCAAAGATTGAATTACAGGGGCCAGATGATTGAGGAAGCCGCGAACCCTTACGGCGTCCTGCCCTTCCTGGCCGTTTTCGATTATCCCCCGCCTTCTTCATCTTTCTGGCTTCCGGGGGGAGACGATCTTGTCTCCTTACAGGAAGCTATCAACTTGAAATTGACCGATCTTCTTTATCTCCTGTCAACCCAGAGTTTTGGCGTCGGCTATATCAAGGGCGGTCAAGGCGGCGGGAGTCTCAAGGTTGACCCCGGCGCCCTGGTGGAACTCCAGGAAAACGGAGAAATCGGCTTTGCCAATCAACAGGCCAGGATTGAAGAAGTGGTGGGAGCCATTGACAAGCTAATCAAGTGGGCCTGTGTGAGCCATGGCCTGTCAGCCGCGTCCATGTCAACCGATCCCCAGGAAGCAAGCGGCCTTTCTAAGCTGGTGGATACCCGCGAGCTATCGGAAATGCGGTCTGAAGACGTGGCCTTGTGGCGGTCCTATGAAAAGCGGCTTTTCCAGCTTATCCGCGTGGTTTGGAACGCCCACAACCCCACAAAGAAGCTTTCTGAATCGGCCACACTCAAGGTTGATTTCTGTGATCCAAAGCCGGAGACAGACCCGAAAACCCAAGCCGAAGCGTGGGAAAAGCTTTTGGGGTTTGGGGTAATCAGCCCGGTAGATATTGCCATGCAGCAAAACCCGGACTTGAAGACCCGTGAAGAAGCCCTGGCCTTCCTGTTGACCATTGAACAGGAAAACCGTGAACTGAACTCCGGCAAAGGGGTTCTATAAGCCGAAAAATCCGCCTTCTCAGGCGTTAAAGGAGATTTGAAACATGTCTGAAAAAGCCAATGACCAAAACAATCAACCCGGTGACGGGGGCGGCCCCGATAAAAACGACAAAGACCAAGCCGGTAAGGATCAAAACCAGGAAAAGAGCGTCCCCTATAGCCGCTTCAAAGAGGTGAATGAAGGCAAGAAAGCGGCGGAAACCGCTCTTCAGGAAGTGGCGGATGAGTTGAAAAGCGAAATCCCGGATGAATTCCGGGGCCTAATCCCGGACTTGCCGCCCGGCCAGCTTATCAAGTGGATTCGCCAGGCCCAGGCCAAGGGGATTTTCAACCCGCCCAAGGCCGACGCCCTGGATACCAAACGGCCCGGCGATAAGAAAACGCCGGACCTTAACGCCATGACCCCGCACCAAATGCGCGTGGCGGGGTACAAGACCTAAACGAGGTGATACATGTCTCTGACTTTGCTTGAAGCTGCGAAACTTTCTCAGACTCCCTTGCAGCGGGGGGTAATCGAAGTTTTTCCCCGGACTTCCCCGATCTTGGAAAGGCTGCCTTTCCTGGACGTGGCGTCCGACTCCTATAAGTACAACCAGGAAGAGGCCCTTCCGGGAATCGCCTTCCGGGGGATCGGCGAAGCCTACACGGAAAGCACGGGGGTAATCAACCCCATAACCGAAACCCTGGCCATTATGGGCGGTGTCTCCGATGTTGACCGCGCCCTGGTGAAGACTCAGGGCAATATCAATGACCTTCGGGCCATTCATGACGGCCTGAAGGCCAAGGCCGCGGCCCTGTTCTTCACCAAGAACTTTATCAAGGGCGACACGGATGCGGACCCCAAGGGGTTTGACGGCCTGCAAAAGCGCCTGACCGGGGGCCAGGTTATCAACGCCGGTAACACTTCCGGGGGCGATGCTTTGACCCTGGCCAAGCTGGACGAACTCATTGACGCCGTGGCGGGCGGCCCGGACGTTCTGTTTATGAACAAGACCATGCGCCGGAAGATCAATACCTTAATCCGGGCGGCTAACCAGGCCGTTGAAACCGTTTCGGACGCCTTTGGCCGCCTGCTTACCGCTTACGCGGGCGTGCCTATCGCGGTCATCGAAAACGATGAAGCCGATAACCCGATCCTGGCCTTCGATGAAGCGGCCCCCAACGGCGGAAATTTGGTCTGTTGCTCCATTTACGCGGCCCGCTTCGGCGCGAAGGAATACGTCTCCGGCCTGCAATGCGGCAAGATGGATGTCCTTGACATGGGGCTCTATTCGGGGGGGACGGCTTACCGGACCCTGATTGAGTGGATTTGCGGCGTGGCCGTCTTCCATCCCCGCGCCGCCGCCCGTCTCCAGGGAATCAAAAACGCTTAAAACGAGGTGAGCCATGTTTGACGTACGACATGAACTGAAAGACGCGGGCCTGGTGGCTTCCAATCTGGCCGGGACCGTTGACGGTCAAGCCAAGGTGGTCCACCTGGGGCCTGAACTGGTGGAAGGGAAGCTGATTATTGACGTGTCGGCCCTGGAGATTGACTCAGGCGATGAGCTTTACCGAATCAAGCTTCAAGGCTCCAGCGCCCATGACTTCAGCAGCACACTGGAGGACTTGGCCATTCTGGAGCTTGGGGCCAAGGAAGTCCTTGGCGGCGATCAGGACTCCCAAAAGGGCCGGTACGTGTTGCCTTTCTCCAATGTGAAGGGGCTTTACGCCTGGCCTTACGTCCGGCTCTATACTGAGGTTTCGGGGTCTATCGGCAGTGGGATCAACTTTTCCGCCCACCTAACGCGAGAAGTCGGCACGCGGGCCACCACGAGCCTAACGACTACCACCAGTACAACGACCTCAACTACAACCACCACCACAACCACAGCCGGTTAGCGTGGTGTAACTATATGGGCGGAGCGTGTGTCGTGGCGTTCCTACCAGACAGGCCGTGGGAGTCGGCCTGCCGCCTGAGTCCACCAAAGCGGAAAGCCCATGGGGGGCGACTCCTACGTTGTCGTTGTGGTCAATGCAGCAAAGCGGAATCCCCGGAGGGCTTCGGCCTTCCGGGGAGACTGCCTTTCATTGCAATCGCTTGCAACAAAGATAGTTTAAGCCAATGAAATCACATGAAAAATTACTTTAACGAGCGCTATAAATTCACCCACAGGCTTGAAGGCTTAGTCAACGCCTATGGGGAAGATATTGCCCAAACCTTGGAAGGGGCCTTAGAAACTATCACCGGCAAGCTCATAAGGTTGACCGCCACAGCCGAAAAAACCGTCTCCCTGGAGAAAAAGCGGCAACTCCTGCTAAAGCGGAAGGCCGAAATTGAAAAAACCCTGGCCGAAATCTACCAGGAAATCGGCCAGGACATGAAGGCCAAAGCCGTTGAAACGGCCATGGCCACTCCCGAAATTATCAGTGCGATAATTGATAGCACCCTTCCCGAAGGTGTATCGGCGGGCTTGAAGTGGTCCCATGTCACGAAAGATCGTGTCCTGGCCTGGTGGGACTCCGCCCAAATTGAAGGAACGTTCTTCAACGACTACCTGAAGAAGCTGGAAACCTCAGCCGCGGAGCGGGTACTTCAAGCGGCCCGGCAAAGTCTGCTGCTGGATGAAAGCATGAAAGAGTCCGCGGCCAGCATACAGGCCGCCCTGGACATAGGCGCGAGGTCGGCCCAGCGCGTCTTGAGGACCGCCCTGGATAGCGCGGTGAATTGGGCCGAGCGGGAAGTTTACCGTGAGAATTTAGACAGGTTCAAGAGTTTCAAATTTCAGGCTGAACTTGACCGTAGCACCTGTGAATATTGCGGCTTCCTTGACGGGAATGAATATGCCCTTGAAGACGCCCCAGCGCCGCCCGTGCATTTCGCTTGCCGGTGCTTCCTCTACCCGGTCATGAAAGACGTGGTAGTCAACGGGGAAACCGTACCCTTTGAAGACGCCGTGGGGCCGGAATATGACAAGGCCGCCCGGCGAATATCCCGCCTTGAAACCGATCCCCGGACGGTGCATCACCGGGACGGGACAACCTCCACGGCCTATCGGGGGTATGACGTTAAGTTTGTTGACCGGAGAATGAATTACCGCCAATGGATGGATTCCATGGTTAAGAGTTCAGAACCCGGAGACGTGGCCTTTGCCAAGGAAGCCCTTGGTCCTACCCGTTTTGGCTTGGTGAAATCCGGCCAATTGAAAATTGAGTCCCTGTATTATCAAGGTAAATTTCGCACCATTGACGATCTGAAGGAGTTAATGAGGCCATGACCGAACTGATTGCTTACCCGGACGCGGGATTTAATACCTGGATAGATGAAGACGGGGCCAAAGAGCACTTTGAAGGCCGTCTCCATACCGATGATTGGTTAGCGGCGGATGCTGCAACCCAGGCCGCGGCCTTAATTATGGCCTTCCGCTCCCTGAATGAGCTTGACTTTGACCTTCGATGGAAGGCTGACAAGACCCTGGCCGACTCCTACACGGACGCCCGGAAAGCCGAAATCCTGGCCGCTCTGAAGCAAGCTCAATGTGAAGAGGCCCTGCATTTGCTTCGCCATGACGTGGATACCATGGGCTTGCAGGCCGTGAGCCTGGGGGGATTGCTCTCATTCAAGCTTGACCCCGGCCAGAATCCGCCCCGCCACAGCCAAAGGGCTTTAGACATTCTGAGCCCCATTCTCAAGAGAAGGGCCGTGGCCCGCTTCAGGTAAAGAGCATGAAAGACGTTTGCGAGAAATGCTCACACCGGGAAGGGTGTAAAAATCCTTGCAGGCCGGTTGAACTCTATCTTGCTCAAGACAATATGGCCGTTTTTGAGAAGACGGGAGTGGGCGAAAATGGGGAGGAAATTACCATCATTTTCGCCCGAAGCAAGCGGGAAGTCCGCGAATCCGAGCTACCCCAGATTTCGGATAAGACCGATGAACCCATAGATTCGGTTTTCACTACGGAAGCGGAGTCCCCTTTTGCCGGATTCAACCCTGACCTGAAGCAGACCGGCATTTTCATTGACCGTTTCTTCAACAAGTGGAGCTATGAAGACCTGGCCGTCAAGTACGACACAACGGTTGAGAAGGCCAGGAAGGTTTATCAAGCCGCCCTCAAGCGGTTACAAGCTGTAGTGGAAGCCCTGGACGGGGGGAAGGATAGCCCCCACAACTTTGAACCTTGGAAAAAGATGGTGGAAGAACGCTCCGGGAGCTTCCCCGCGGGGGTGAAATGGTTTTTGTTAAACAAGCTCCTGGGAGCGCGGCCCGCCGAAATCGCCCGCATGGAAGGCGTCAAACATCCTTCCGAAGTCCGGGGCATGATTATCCGAGTTTCAGATCAATTAAGCTGTGGGGAAATCAGCCTTTTCGAGAAGGACCCGGAAGAGGTTGAAGCGGCCAAGACCCGACTTGACGCTAAAAGAAAACAGCGCCGGGAGAGACACGCCAAAAACAAAGAGCGGGTCAACGCCAAGCGGCGGGAGACTTATGCAAAAAGGCGAGCGTGCAGTCTGTCCAACTGTACAAAAACCAGGTTGCTAACCCCTTAGAAAATACGACACAGGATTCTATAAATTGTCTTTCGATATATTTGGACGGTACTTGATAGAAAGCGCGTTAAAGTCCTTTATTCGTGGCATGTTTCCGACAGGCTTTCCGTCCAGCTTCGAATATTCCAACTCAATTCTGGTAGATGGGAATGTCCAGGTAGAACTTAATTTATATGACAATAGCCCAGGTTCCTTGTTACTAAAAGTTGGTAAGCCATATTTTGCCGATAATGATTTAAGGAATTCTTCATATAATTCTTCTCTTGCAGCATCTCTTGGTACATGAATAGTTACTTCTCTTAATTTATTTCCAGTAGTTATTAAAAATACATCGCACCTATTACTTCCTATAAGAACGTTGAGCGTATAGCCTTCACCTTTATTGAGCGGTTTGGCCTCTGGATACAACTTGATTATTTCTTGTTGGGACATTCCCCAAGTAGTCTTTGCCCATCCATTAACATCATTGGATTGTGCCGTTACGATTCCATTAAATAGCATAAATAGTAACAATAACATAGTTATTTTAACGAATTGTCTTGTCATCGCAACCTCCAACCTTGAAAATTACTTTCGGTTTCTTTCTATGATATTTATTGTTGCACATGTACCACAATACGAATTAAATTGTCAATTATTTTTATAATGGTAGGTTTCCTTGTTTTCTTGAAGCAAAAAGGGAAAAACGGCGGGAGAGACACGCCAAGAACAAGGACCGGATCAACGCCAAGCGGCGGGCGGCCTATGCCCCTAAAAACGACCGGAAACCGACTTGACTTTGGTATAACCGCACAATATCATCAAAATCAGATTTTGCCTCACTACAAGGCAAGAAAGGTGCGGTAAGGCCGGGCCGGGTAAGGTATAGGGCCTGGGTTACTGATAAAACCCAGGCCATTTTTTTTGACCGAAGCGGGCTGACAGATCACAGGAAGAAGCTGAAGCGAGGAAATTAGTTATGAGAAAAAGGTCCTGGCTTACATCCGCAATATCTTTATTAATTTTGGTGGTTCTTTCCTGTAGTCCCCAGGGGAATAATCTTTCAATCCAGGTTTGGTTCAGTCCTGGAGGTGGATGCACAGATGCAATTATAGGGGAGTTAAACAAGGCAAAGAAGGAAATTCTTGTACAGGCTTACTCTTTTACATCTCAAGCGATAGCTAAGGCTTTAGTTGATGCTCATAAACGGGGAGTGCGTACAGAAATCATCCTTGATAAATCCCAGAGGACCGAAAAATACAGTGCTGCCGATTTTACATCGCATATGGGAGTTTCCACATATATTGATGGTGCCCATGCGATTGCTCATAACAAAATTATGATAATTGATAATGAAACAGTTATTACAGGGAGTTTTAATTTTACTAAAGCTGCCGAAGAGAGAAATGCAGAGAACCTTCTCATTATTAGAAGTAAACAACTTGCCAAGGATTATTTAGATAATTGGGAAAAGCACAAAGCACATTCTGAAAAATATGCTGGCCGGTAAAGCCATATATCAAATAAAGAAATATTTATTTGTTAAGATAATTACAAGTTATTTACCTAATAAATATTTTACCAAGATTATCAAAATTACGATGAATATAAACCCTAAGCATCCCCAATTGCTGGTAGAACTTGAGACTCTTGAACTATAATAACTTGACCGATCCAGCAGTTTAATCCCTGATATTTTAGAATCGAATTCCAAGTCAATTCGATGCTTGCCAATATCAATCTGCTGTTTCATTTTGTGAATATTTTGACCATGTTCATCCAAGTGCTTCAGCAAAACGGGAATTCGATGATGCATTGCATGGACAATTAGCTCTTTCTCTTTTTGGAGGAAGTAATTAAGTAACTGCTGTTTGATATCTACATCACCTCCAGACAACCAATTGAACCTATTTTGGAGAAGTTCTGGAATGTCGTAATTCACTACTACATTTAATAAGTGGGATTGGAGTGTGTCTATAATTTCTTGTTCGTTTGCATCGGCACCAATTAAAAGGACTTTATTGGACCTTGGACAATATTCCTTCCATAAGTTTTCTACAAGAGCATATTTCTCTTGCAGAGGCATTCGAGGAGGTAATAGATTGAACAAGCGACCTGCAACAAGGCCGCTCATTGTTACGTGGCCAGCCTTCCACTTTTGGAAGGTCTCCTCAGCATATTCTTGTTTTGCAGCCCCGTATTTTCTGCCATATTCATCAAAGATTTGTTTTAATTCATCAGGGGGTAAAGAGAAGAAGTACTTTTTTACATCTTTATCGGTTCCACCAAGCTCTCTTGATAGTTCCTCTCCCTCACGGATATGTTCTAAAGCACGTTGACGGCCAATATCATTATAATAGCCCCCATATCTTTTTTTGCGTCTATTATAATACTTCACCTTACCCCCGAAGCTTCGAAAATAAGGCCCGGAGCCTACTACCTAAAGTTGGCTTAAGAGATTTAAATTCGGCATTCAGAATTACTTCGCAGGACTCTGATGTAAAAACACGTTCAACAAGTAATTGACTCCCTATAGACGTTAACTCGTTGCCTCGCCTTGCCAGATCATTCGCGCTTTCTCCCACCTTCTTTAAGAGATTCTCACGTTCATCTGTTGATATGCCAAGACTTATAAGTTGCCTGTTAAGATCAGACATGATTTTTAATAAATCAGTTGTGGCCTGTATCTTTACCCGTAACTTTTTCAATTCTCGTTAACCTTATCGCATTTTAACAATGATGGCGATAACAATTATTATAAAGATTCCAACACCAATCCATAGAGGATAAAGGTCCTTCAAACCAGCCTGACTGCGACTTAGCTTACCCTCTTCCGCGGCTTTACTTCTGATACCCATCAGGACCTCTGTTCGGCCAATGGAATCATCAGAAGTACTGGTAATAGTGACAGACCCACCTTCCTTGCCGATCGCGATGGTATGTCCTGCTATTGTTCCAAGTTTCTTATCCAAAATTTCAGTATCCACTCCACCTTCTGCTGCTTTCGCGCCTATATCAATCATCTTTTCAGCATACTTTTGTTTTAAAGCTTTTACTTGCTCTTCGGATAGTCCTGTCAAATCAATCCATTTGTCTTTGCCTATACGTATTGAGTTTTCTGGCGGTTGAATATCCCGCAAAACTATTTCGGATTTCCCCTTTTCCTCTTTATCTGACATATTATCCTCCTTGTACTTTCAGGAATCGGGATTGCCTTTGTTAAAAATTGATTTTGGAGCCCCTTGGTCCAGGAAAACCCTCACAAATTTCTGTTCTCAAAGCCGAATCTTTTTGTCGAAGGCATGATAGCATAAATTTAGCCGATATAGTTAGATTTTCAGATTTTTACCTTAACCCCTATTGGGGCAAAATCTTGGCGGATCGGCGGCCCATGAACCCCTAACGGCGTCATGTTGATGGTGGGATATAAGTGGGATAATTTATCTCATGGGGAATAAAAAAGGTTAGCCCAGTGGCTAACCCATTGAAATTAATGGTGGAGCTGAGGGGACTTGAACCCCTGACCCCTTGAATGCCATTCAAGTGCTCTTCCAGCTGAGCTACAGCCCCACGCCCGGATTAAGAATTTTTAA